TTTGCTGAACTATTGTTTCTTTGTGCTATCCATACCCAATCAGGTTGAAACCCTACCCCAGTTATATTTCTTGAACTAGAGCCATCACCAGTATAAAGAAGTGAGTTAAAGAAATCACTTGCATCAGATGATTGTGCTGGACCGATAGTTAATTTTGGCTGATTAGCTGAACACAAAGCAAGATACCCAGAAGGGACAGAGTCATGGAACAAACCATTACCATTAGCATCTGAATTTGTGCCAGCAGTTTCGTTACCGTTAAATGTTGGGTTTTGACCAAAATTTATATGTATTGTTCTACTTACCCCTCCACTACCATCTCCAACGATAGGTATGTAATCAAATCCAGAGTCTAAACTTGCACTTCCGACAGAGCTACCATCTATGTAATAAGTAATTGTTTGTGGGTCAGAATCTAAATCTATACCTATCCCCCATATTTGTGGATAACTAGGACTACCCATACCACTTGAAGTGCCACCTACATAACTTGCATTATGAACTATGCCATCACCATACATAGCCCAGTTTGTTTCACCATAATAATAATCTGTAGTATTTGTGCTTGTACTTGTGCTCGTTTGTGACTGATAAGCTCCACTACCATTTGTCCCATTAATTTTAGCAACACCCATACCACCAGAATTTGCATCTGGTCTAAACTCCCAATACCATTTACCAGTTGTCATTCTAAAAGTACCAGCATTATAAGAACGACCACTTGTGCTTGTGACACATTTACCATTACCCTCTGATAAAGTATTTGCAGTTACTGCTCTAAAATTAGGGTCTAAAGTACACCAATTATTTGTTGGAGTATCTAATCTTGCTTTACAATGATCTGATACTGTTCCTATAACAGAAAGGTGATGATCATTGCCAGAAGTGTCTGCTCCTATGCCACTTGAATTTGCACTGCCTCCAGTTTGTTGAAATTGTAAGAAAAAACCACCATCACCTATTTGAGCGGCAGTCAAAGAGTTTTTCTTCGGCACAAGTACACCATTTTTAAATTCAGCAAACTGTGTGTAATCATAAACATCACTAGCACCAAAACTAGAGTCATTTATAAAATAAAAATCAGCTAACGAAAAATTATTATTATAACTTGCTGAACTACCACCATAAGCACCTATATCGTGATTACCACTTCTGCCTATTCCAATAAATGTACCACTTATACTATAACTGCTATCTTGCACACCATTCAACCATCTTGTAACTGTACCACCACTATTTCTTAAACAATAATGATACCAATTACTTGTATCTCGTACTTTAGCAGTGCCACTATTACCAGTAAAAGAATTTGCGTTTGAACCTCTAATACTATACATCGTGTTTGCAGAGCCAAAGCCTATTACATCGGTTTGATATGTGCTACCATAATTTGTTGCAGACATAATTGTTGAGTAGTTGCCACCTAGCTTATGTCTTTTGATCCAAACAGATAAATTCCAATAACTTGTCTGTGCTTCGGCAGAGTTAAATCTTAAACCACCACTCCCATTGAACAACATACTATTTTGTATTTCATAGTCGTAAAAACCTGTGCTTACCTCTCCTGCACCATTTGCTTTAACTAAACTCATTAACTTTCCTTATGTAAGAGCTGCCGATGCAGATACTAATATTGTATCATTACCACTATCTGCCGTAACATAGTATGCCAAATGATATGTGCCACTTGCCGATATCGTAGTAAGAACATCTGCATTTATCGCCACCAGTGCATTTGCTGTTATAGTATGATCACTAGCATTTACAAATTTTATATTTCCAGATTGTCCAGCTTTGGCATTACTAAATGTAATCTCTGTGTTACCACTCGTAGTGCAAGTAAAATCATTACCTACTGCTAAATCAAAACTACCATCATTCTCTGCCGTTACTGTCACGCCAACGGATCTGCCAGTAACTTCAACATCATTACTCACTGTAACTTTAGTTGAAGCAGTTAAGTCTATTGTTGGTGCAGTTATTTCTACCTCTGTATCTGCATCTACATCTAATTGTCCATCAGTGCTTGAACTCACTGACAAGGCACTATCTCTAAAAGTCATTTTGATAGCATCATTTAAAAGTAAAGCACTATCTGCAACGTGAGTTAATGTAACATCGTTATCCGCACCAAAACCTAAAACTGCTGAATCACTGTCTAATTTAAGATCGTTACTAACTGTGACAGCAGTAGAAGCGTTCATGTCAATAGTCGCTTCACCATCTATTCTTAAAACACCATCAGAAGATTGTTGAACAAAACTTGCAGCATCGCCAAATGTTAGTTTGTTTGTACTATTAAGAGTAAGTCCAGTGCCGTCTGTGTGTGTAAGTGTTGTGTCTGTATCAGCACCAAAACCTAAAACTGCACTATCTGACTTTAAAGTGACATCATCACTTACTATTAAATCATCATCTACAGTAAGATCTACGGCAGCTAAATGTGCAAAAGCATCTACAACGGCTGCACCAGAACCTGCTCCGTCTAAATAAAGAACTTTTGCAGTGCCAGGGGCAATAGTTACATTTCCGCCAGAGCCTTGAGATATAATAATATTTTGTGAACCACTTGTTCCATTTTCAATAATATGAACACGTTTCATTGTATTAGGTGCTATTGTAATCGTACAAGCTGAGTCTAATGTTCCAGTGTATTTAATAAACATTGCTCTACCAGCATCAGAAGAGGCATCTGCTACTGTGGTTGTATGAGTATCTGCATTTGTTGTTATGCCCTCTGTACCAAAGCCTAACGCCTCACCTATAAGTTCTAGATTGGTGTTTGTTTTTGTACCCCAGTTACCCGACTGTTCTCCAGTCGCCATTTCCTCAAGTCTTAAATTATTTACAAATGTACTAGCCATATTACTTTCCTTTTATTAAGCCGCCGTTTCTACCCAATTAGCTGTTTGGTTTGGAATAATCAAGCTATAGATTATTTCCTCACCAGTAGCACCAGTGGCACTAACTCCTGTTAAAGATACCACAGTTTGAGGCGTTGTGGCAAGTGTTCCAACTACATTTGATCCAGAAACTCCTGAAGTAGAAACAATTAAAGTTAAATCGACTGTTTCTTCACCCAAGGCAGTTGTGCCTGCTGAACCTGTTGCTGCAAAAGCAGCCGTTCCAGTGACAACAGTACCAGTAGCACTTTCAGTATTGAGTTGTGCTCCCATAAGAGCATGATTGGTACATTGATAAAATAATGTTGGAGCACCTATTGGCACTGTTATTTCAGTGTACGCTCCAGCGGTGCCTGCGGTTCCGTTTGTAGTTACGCCAGTAGTGTATTGTGTTGTTTTATTAGCATCTTCATAAATAGCTATAGGGTGACCACTATTTGTGCTATCTGATTGATCAAACCTATAAGTTCTACCTTCTACTAAAGTAAGGACCACATCAGCAGTGGCAGTGCTACCACCAATAGCATACTTGTTTGTTGAACCTTGATTGTAGTAAGGATGATTAGAAGGATTACCCCCTACAACTGTTACAATAAAGGTAACTAATGTTGAGTCTGTATCAATACCACCAGTAGCATTAACACCAGTAACAGAAACAGTCGCTCCACCACTAACAGCTTCGTCACCAATATTAACAGTGCCCGTTAACCCATCTTCAACAACTTTTGCTCCTCCAGCTCCAAGAGCATCACCAATAGCACCGGTGCTTGATGCACCAGTTGGCACGACTTCAATCGATGGAAGGACCGTTACAGTGCCGACAGAACCAGTTGCAGAAAGTCCAGTTTCTATAACTAAAGAGCCAGCCGATGTCCCCTCTTCACCTAATGCTGAAGTGCCTGCTACACCAGTAACAGAAAAAGAACACGTTCCAGATATAGAAGCATTTCCTACTGCACCAGTGCCAGCGACATTTGTTACATCTACAACAAATTCTGGAAATGCTTGAGCCGTTCCTAACGCAGTGGTTCCAGCTACATTAGTGACAGAAATAACGCCAGTGCCAGTTTCAGTTGTATTTCCTACTGCACCAGTACCTTGAAGTCCCGTGACAACTGCGACACTATTGCCGTCAAGAACTACATTGCCTAATGCAGAGGTTCCTTGAAGTCCCGTTTCAACTACAACAACATTTGTAAAAGAAACTTCGTTTCCTAGTGCCGAAGTGCCAGCAACCCCAGTTGGTATAACTTTAGCCGTACCAGATTCAGTTGTATTTCCTAGTGCTGAAGTACCAGCTAAACCAGTTTCAACAACAGTTATGTTTGCAAAAGCAACTTCATTACCTAGTGCCGTAGTACCAGCGACACCAGTAACTTCAACGGCTAGAGGAGCGTTCCAAGCTCCTTCACCCCATGTGCCTCTACCCCAACCAGTAATGTTCGCCATTGGTTAGCCTTTTGTTAGGCTATTCTAATAATAGCGTTTGATGCGTCTGCTGTTGGAAATTGAATTGTAAAAGTGCCAGCTGTGGATGTTTTATTGGACGTAAAATCTAAAACAGCAACTGCTTTATTACTATCAGAACTATTGTAAATCAAAGCACCCATTGCAGTAATTGTTGCAGTGGTAAAGCTTAGATCAGCAAAATCTGTAAGTGCAGTTGTTCCAGAAGTAGATGGATCTACTCTTGTTAAAGTACCGCCACCAGTTGCATATGTACCACTTGAAGCTACTTCACCTGTTGTAACAAGTGCAGTCGTTGATGCTCCTAATGTTGCAGTTGTTGATGATTTTCCACCGCTGCCCTCTGCAAAAAGTGCTAGTTTAAAAGTGTCTCCACCAGAGTTTTTAAAATTGTGTACACCTTCTAATAACTCTTTTTTGAAGGAAGTACACATTGCTTGTGCTATAGCCATATTAGAGTCTCCTTATATATTCAGCCATTTCCTTGTGACCACTTGATCGCAAGACTTCCATAATAGTAGCACGCTCTTCCTTTCTTGCCAAGAGAAGATAATGATGAATTATTCCTTTGAGTTGCTCTTTAAATAATTTGGCTTGTTGTTTTAAATGTGGAGGAGCATCCTCTGATACGCTTGCAATTTTTTCTACGGCTAAATCTGCTATTTGTTCATTGTTTAAACCTCCTCGTTCTGAGGTTTTTACAACTACACTTCCTAGTTGTGATACATTTACATTAAACATTTTTTTTCTCCTCGTAAGTAACTCCTGGTATGTCTTCTCTACCAATAATATTGGGTGTTGCATCTAATGGCTCTGGGGGTTCTAATTTTGATTTTCTTGTAATCAACATACTTCCATTTGTTGCAGTAGATACAAGCGGGTCATCTAATCTATGATAGCCATATAACTTCTGATCTTCTGGCACATTCATGTCTAACAAAGATGAGTTGTGAGCTATATTAACTTTTATTGCTTTTGATATAGCTATGGCCAACCAAAACTCACAGCAAGCTCTACCAGCTTCTGCAAAGTTTATTGCTTTGTGAGTAAAATCTATTCCATATAAATGCAAATCTGTAACTTTTTGCGATATAGCGTATGCAAGTGAATAAGCAACAGTATTATTTAGATAAGCATATCCCGTTTTTTGAATTACCTCTTGTAATGGAAACTCAACAACATCTGGACATCTTTTATCTAAAGTGCAGCTAAAAATAGGAATATTTATTTTTTGTCTTAGTCTGTCTGCCATAATATTAGTTTGTTTACCAGCGTTTGGTGTGTCTAAAAATCTTGATGGTGGGTCCATCATAAAACATTTATCATGATAAATAACGCCAGACATGGAGTTTATTGCCCAAACTTCATCAAACTCTTCGCTTCTAATCTTAGCTAAAATGTATTCTGAAAAACTATTGCCTAAACCAACAATAGCTATGCTTTTTTTCTTCATATAAGATACTATACATAATATCTTATAAACGTCAAGACTTAGGGTAGCTCACTAAACCAGTTCTAAAAGCATCTGTATTTTCAACACCTTCACCATAGTTTTTAAGTCTAGAAAGTGCTTCCATATATCGATCATTATATAATTTAATTAAATCATTTTCACCTTTCATAAAGGTGTAAGCCTCTACCAAACTTGCATATAGTAAAGCATCTGGAGCATTAGTGCTAATCCATGTCGTGCCACTATCATCTGTTGTAAGTGAAGCTGGTCTATAATAATAATGAATTTCTACTGAGAAATCACTACTAGGAGTAGGTGCAACGATAAAATTATTTACATCAAAAGATGCGTAAAATCTTGGAGTGCCTGTGGTCGATGGATTTGGATGAAACTCTTGTAAATAATTAACATCTTTTTGCATTAAAAAAATATTTTCACTACTGCTATTTATGAAAGATAAAGAAAAATTAGCTAACCAGTCAGAAGGTTTTTGTAAAAACTTATTTCCGTTAGTCATGTTTCCTGTGGCATTTTTTCTGAAATATTCTAAATCAACAGATTTAAATATTCTTTCTTCTGCGTTTTTTATAAAAAAAGGTATTTCTGCTACAAAGGTGCTCTCATCATTTTCTGTCCATTCTTGAATTGAAGCTGTCAATGTGGTTAATGTAAAACTCATGCTACACTCACTGTTACATTACCAATACTAACTGTAACCTCAAAACTTTCAAGTTTTTTTGGTATATGACTATCCGTATAGGTTGGTCTGTCTATAGGATTAGTCGTAAACACTAAAAAATCAACAGGCACTGTAGGACTATCAGGTCTAGCGTTTTTAATAGCTTGACCATCTACTGGTACATTAAAAGGGCCAAGTTGTGGATGTTTTCTTTCATACTCATCTGGACCTACTAATGATCCGTTCCATTCAAGCTTCATGTCTCTTAGTCTATATCTCATACCCGATCTGTCCGATATTCCAAACGAGTATTTACCTGAAGCAAATCTACCCATTAATTACTCCTAAAATATTGATATTCAGGTGTAACTGTAAAACTTGATCTGTCTCTATCCTCTCCCATAGCTCTCTCAAACTCCTCTTCATAAATAACTTTTAACATTTGTGTAAGCTTTGGGTTTTTTTTCAATGATAAATAGTAAGCTAAACCAGCAGTTAAACAAGGATAAAAACGAAAAGGAACCTCAAGAGTATTAGCCGCAGTGTCAGCATCCTGTATTCTGGTTAAAGCGTCATATATAATAACATCTGTGCTATTTTCAGGAGCTGGCCATATTTTTAAATTAGGTGTTATTTGTCTATCTAAAAAGAATTGTGTAGGTCGGCCACTAGATGTTTTTGTAGGTATAGCAAGATAACTATCTCTACTTATTCTACTTAAACTAAAATCTGTGCCACTTCTTCTAACTACAGCTGATAGAATATCTATTACATCAGTTCCCAAAGAATAATCAGTATCAGCCGCTGTCAAAGACTGTGTTCTCTGTTCTATAGTCCACTGATTTAAACCTCTATTAGCCCACTCAGCTAACATCAGATTCATTGACCGTCTAGCTGTTTGTAAATCATATCCAGTTCGTATTTCTAAACCACAACGCTCAAAAGCTTCTTCAATATAATCCGCTACGTCTAATTCAAAATCTGTTGAGCTTGATGTTGCCATGTTTAATCCTTATACAAATTATCAAATGTAACACTAGGGTCCATATAACTATTATCACATTCTGCGTTATGAATCCACTGGCTTGGTTTAAAATCAGGTGCACCCTCACCAGTCTCCCATAACGCAGGGCTTGTTGCACGAACCCTGTTATTAGGTAATGCTACTATATTTCCAGTCCATTTACCAGCATCAGTTAATTCTATTACATGACTTTGTTTGTGTTGAGCAGGATCATCAGCTATGTCTGACTCTGTATAATCTACAGTAAAAAGATATTTACCTGTGTAAAACTTACCATCAATCTTACATTTCCAAGGGCTTGAGCTTACTCGGTCTAGTTTTATTATTGAATGATGATGAGAACTACAATCCCAAGGTTGGACTAAATGAACAGGCATAGGCTCTGGCCAATTGTCCAAAGGAGTATCTGCAACTAGAGCTGTAATCGGCATACGAGCCCACATAGCCCCACCGTTGATATTTTGACTTTCATCAAAATCAGACTCACAACCTGTGAAAATCATTTGAAAACTTAAACATCTATCAGGCACAGTAGTGACTGCAATAGCCATAGCATGAATAAATTCACCATGATATTTTTCGTGATTGTGCGTATACTCTCTTCTCACCCAGCATTTAAAATGCGGGATGTTACTTTGAAGATAAGGCACTTATGCTCGGCCGCCTCTTCTCATCTTCTTAATAGCACCGCCTTTAGCAAAACCTTTTTTCTTCATGCCAGCTGCACCGCCACCCATCATCTTCTTGACTGCACCACCTTTAGCGTAACCCTTCTTTTTCATACCGGCTGCACCGCCGCCTCTCATCTTTTTCACAGTTCCGCCTTTAGCGAAACCTTTCTTTTTCATACCGGCAACACCGCCACCCATCATTTTGGCGTAACCTTTTTTCTTCATGTTTTTTTTCTTTTTTGCTGGCATTTTGCCCTCCTTTGTTAACTACTGACTGAACCCTGTGTAACCTTACGTCTGTTTGCCATAACAGCTCCACAGCCTCTAGCTACTACACTACCTGTTTTTACTTTACCTTTAAAGGGTCTTTTTGCTTTTGTGCTAGGTATTGCACCTCCAGAACTCATTTTTCTTACTTTAGCTGCTGGCGTATTACCTACAACTGTCTTACCTTTAGCACCTGCTTTTTTCTTTTTTCTTGCTGTAGAGGCACGCTCTGCTTGAGATAAGCTATTTGCTTTTGCTCGTGGTAAACAACGATCTGGATTTTTTTTATCTTTGGATGTACCGCAAGGCCCTTTAATCTTACCGTCAGTGCCGATTCGCACCCAATCTTGCTTCAACCATTTTTTTAATTCACCCACTAGCGACCCTTTCTTTTACCGCCCTTGGCCTTTTTTGCATAATTTGGATCTTTACAATATTTTGATGCGGCTAAATTTGCATACGCACTAGGATATGTATCAAAGGTTCGTTTTGCCCATGCTTTACCCTCAGGACATATTTTACTACCTTTGCTTTTGGCTGCACCGCCCTTTTTAAAATATGTAACAGTTTGTTTACCTGGCTTGGGTCCAGTTCTTACAACGGTCATGCTGTGCTCCTCTGTTTTCTAATACTATCTTTACCTTTTTTAAATATATTTGCAACTTGAGTTTTGCCCATTACTTTTGCTCTTTGCTCACCGACTGTAAGAATTTGTATCTTTCTCGCAAACGGCTTATTGATTCTTTTAACCTTGGCAACAGTTGCTCTGGCATCTGACGGCGTAGCAAATTTAATACTAACCGTGTCCTTAGGGTTTTCGTCCGTATATAAGCGTCTGCCAGAACCTTTCGGCTTTTTTCCTGTTCCAACTTTAGGATCTTTTTTTCTTTTTTTTGTCATTTTTTTTCGCTTTACTAGGCAATAAACCCTTATTTACAGCTCTTGCTCTTTCACTAAACCCAAGTTTTTTTTTACCTTTTATTTTTTTTCTTATTGTTTCTAGTCTTGCTACCATTTTTAAGTAAACTTCCTAATATTTTAGATTGATTAGCATGAGCTCTACTTGCTTTTTTTAATTTACCCTGTACTTTTTTGACTTTTCTTTTTGCTACACCTGTTAAGGCCATTATCTACCTCCTACAAAAATAAATACAATTGATATTAGCTGTAACACTACACCAGCTATTAACATCCACACACGCCTATCAATTTTGTCTATTTGTGCCTGTAAGTGTGTTAAATGGTTGCTTTCTAATCTTTTTATCACTTCTTCAAGTACAGACATTCTTTTATCTAAATTATGTAAAAAATCTTTTTCTCTTTTAGTTGCCATTAACACTTCCATCGTCTTCTTGCTTGTCTTAGTCTACTGTTGGGATTTTTAGCGGCTTTTGGAAACTTTTTCATTTGGCCTGCACTTCTTGCACAAAATGACTTTCTCCTTTTTGCTGCTGCTGAACCCTTTTTTACTTTACCTGTTACAGCTGTTTTAAGCTTACTACCCGGATTATCGCGTCTATATTTAGCTACACCAGCTGCTGTCATGCCCGCCCCTTTTTTAGTGGGGCGGTAATATTTTTTTGTTCTAGGCGGTTGCTTGTCCCTTTTCCTAGTCATAGTTCTTTCTCATTTCAAGCGTGATAGTGTAAGTATCCGCACTTGAATGACCAACTGTTGTAAAAAGAATATCTCCTGTTACACCAGAACCTGCATTGTTTTTTAAGCCACCAAAGCTAGAATAATCGTGGTAACCACTTTGATTTTCACCTAATTCTATTATAAAAGCATTTGAAGTGGCGTCAAAAAACAATCTAGTTTTCATACCTACACACTGCCACCATATTTTTTCAATGGTTACACCTGTGCAAGTTTGTCCATGACCATTTGTGTTTAAAGCACTTACATCCACCTTTTTGACTTCGGACTCACCGGTTCCATCAGAAATATTTGTAAACTTCTGAATGACCTTTTTATCGCCATCAAAAATAGTTTGAGATGTTACTGCATCAGCCATTTAAATCTCCTATTACTGGTCAGCAAAAGCAGGAACTGTTGTTGATGTAACAGTGCCAAAAATTTGATAATTAGTTGTGTCTTTTCCTATTATGGTGATGTCAAATGCTTGCGGAACATTTAACTGCACACTACTATTTGAGCTACCGTTTGAAAATACAGTTGCATTGTCTGCATTTGTATCTAAGTGAGTGATACCACCAATGTAAAAGTTTGTGTTACCTGGTGTTAATATAAGTGCATCTGTACCGTCAGCAGCCCCGCCAGCGTAAACAAATCTAAAAACGGATCCTGCTATAGGTGCTGGTAACGTATATGTGTTATCTTGTGATCCGTCTGGTACAAGTAAAATTCTACCACTATGTGTTGCATTAGTTAGAGTAACATCTCCATCAGATAAGCTAACTGGCCCGTCTCCAAAAGTAGTTACCTCTGTAATTGCTCCAGTAGAAGCATTTTTACTCACAGTCTTAATTGTGCTTTCAGATCTTAGAGGACCTGAGAAAGTTGAATTAGCCATATGTCTCTCCTTGTCTTGGCTATTGTCGAAGTTAATTCTTCGTCAAGGTATTTCTATTATACATAAAAAAAGGGGCCTGAAAAGACCCCTTTAAAAATATGTAATTATTTTTATGCTCCAGGAGTTGCAAATACACATCTCCAGTCGGAAACACCAAAGCTGTAACGCTCTCTAGCTTTAAATCTCATGTTTCCTGTATCAAAATCGCCTTCCATAGCTGTTTTGATAGGTGAACGATTAAAATATTTAAAACCGTTTGGTGCATCAGTTTTGATGAAAAACGCATCTGTGTCTGTTAAGAAGTGGTTTACAACCGCTCCCTCAGGTAACATACCCATGTTTTTGATTGCGTTTGCATCATTGTCTGAAGTTCCAACTCTTAAATTACTGTTCATAATTCTTTCAGCAGTAAACTGTAATTCTTTTGGAATTATGAGTTTTGTGCCTCTTACAGCAATTTTTAACCCTCTTTCGTCTTTGAAACCAGCAATATCAATCAATGCCTGCTCAAGTGATGTTTCATTTAAGTCAGAAGCAGTTGATAAAATGTTGCTCTGGTTACCATTGATGGTTGGGTGAGAAGCAGATGCTAATGCAGCACCATCACCAATCGCACTGCTTGTGCTAAACGCATTGTTTAGAATAGCAGCAGCTTTGATCTGCTTGGTTTGTGCCATAGATCTAGCTAATGCTTTGGTGTATCTACTTGCAAGTCTATCATAAAGATTATCCTCTATAGCTTCCTCAGTTATTGAGAAAGCAAGAGCAATAGTCTCGTGTGTGTATCTTGCAGTAAATGTTTCCTGTGCATCATCAAAGCTTACAGCTCCACCTTCTGATTTAGTTGGTGCAGTTGAAAAGCCTGCTAACATCACTTCTTCTTCAAACGCTCTATCTGATGACTCTTCATCAAATATTTCAGCGTGTTCATTTTCATACCTGTCATACTCAAGGCCAAATAAGGCATTAAGACCAGGCTCTAGCTCTTTCGCTAATTG